GCTTCGCTTACATCAAACCTACGGTTTAATAATCCCTTTTCCAACCCAATCAGTTTGACCGTCAGGCTCAACTCCCAGTGAGCGATAACGTTCAATAAGAGAACGAACATCATCTAAACAGCCTTGGGGAACGCGAACCATAACAGTAGGCTCAGACTTAGGACGGCCAGCACCTTGACGGACTCCACCGCGTGTTGATTTAGTCATGACACATACTCCATACCCAAGCACGAAAATCAAAACCATCAGGATTAACTGGGTACATATTCGCGTAAGCGCGGCTTTGTGGTTCGTAAGAAACAGTATCAAAGCCCTCAGTCCAAAAGAAAAGCCCCTTATCTAAAGAGATTAAATGGCGATTGTGACCAGCAGCAAAAACGGTTTCAACTTCGATATTAGCGGCTGATTTGAGTTCATTTAAGCGTTGCATGATTAAGTACCTTTTGAATTCTGTTTACATGATTCATTATAGCAAAAGATTGAATCTTGTAAACACTTTTCAAGCGAAAAATGAAAATATTTGTATACGAATTTCAAAGGATAAAATGGTTACACCATTTAATTGTGAAGTGAACCGCGCACAATGAGGATTATGTTACGCACTCAATAGCGCTCAAGCGATTCTCGCAAGCTCGACCACCCTTTTCACGCTCTCTCGCACCTTGGCGCTGGCGCAATTATGCCAAGGTGTAAATCCCAACATAATCCGCCAGTACATTGTACGCAGTTTTGTGTGAGAGGGATTTGGGATAGAAAAAAAGTGATGTAAGGAATGTAAACAAAAATAAAGGGGGGGCGCTTCGCTTGCCTCCCCCCCTCTATTTTTGGGCTATATAGAGGCGGAAGTAGGTTGGTCAGACTCAGAAGGTAAACTATCACCAAAAGGATCACAGGTAATAAACGTTGTGTAATTATCAAAAGACAAACGAGCCAAACAATTAGTTATAGGATTAACCGTAAAACCAACAGCCGAAGGCTCAAAAGGCTCGGCAGTAGATTTTTTAGCAAAAGAATAATCAAAGGATACCTTTCCATAAGTATCACGCTTATAAAGCGAACCTGTGATAAAAACACCATCAGTTAACTTAGCAATGTAATCCCTAAACATAGGTGAATCATTCTTATTAGTGTTGTTGATTTTAGCAACTCTAGAATATTCTGAATCCTTCTTAACCTCAGACGTAGCCGCTTTCTTATCAGAAGAATCAGAAAGCCTGCTAGGGTTCATAATGTCAGATGTAACAAACATATAGACAACAACAATAAAGAAAATAATCAAGAATACACCAACATAGAAAATCTTTGGCAACTTGAATTTATGGGTATGCATCTCAGAACTAAAGTAAGCGCCATAGAATTTACTAGGGCGCTTAGGCATAGATTTTTGACAAGTCTGAGTATCAAAATAATTGTCAGGGTCAAAACTCTTAGAATTCTCATAACGAGAAATGCGCTCACCACCAAACGGATTATGATAGTGAATATGTTTATTGGCCAGCTTGCGAACGTGATTGTCCAACAACATCCTATCCTGTGTGACTAAATGAACATCAAAACCATGATGACGGTGAGTTTCAAAGTTCGATATGTAATCAGGCACCTTAGAGCCAATGGCCCGAGGCGGGAAGAACTGCTGACATTCATCAATAAAGATAATCGAACCCTTGGGCAACGTGAACCACTGGCGAACATCATCAAACCGAGTGAAATGCAAATTAAACTGCTTAAGGTGTTCAAAAGTAAGAGACTCTTGAGGCATGTTAGCAATAAATTCCTCCATGCGTTCAAGCTGCTTAGGCGAATAGAGTTTCCTAACCCACAAAAGCCAAGTGGACAAAGGAGAATCGGCCTCGTAAAGACTTTGAAGCCAAGGAACATGCTCTAAAGAAACAAATTCATCATCAGCATGAACTCTTTTAATGATCTTGTTTAGACGCTTGATAGCCCCCTTGTTCTTAAGCCTAGGAATATAATTACCATAGAGCCAACCTGAAAAAGTGGATGAAACCTCATAGTCAAGCATAACTAAACGGACATTGTGATAATAAATCGGGCGAGTACCATCATTCTGAGTAACAAGGTCTGAAAAAGAATTCAAAGTTTTACTTGCACCGGGCTTACCCGTTCTCAAAACAATCATTAGGCACCCCAATCAACGTCAGATTTATCCCCTGGCTTACGCCAAACAATTTGGCGAGAGTTGCCAGCCCTATTCGCCCCCTTAAGAACCAACAAAGCAAAGCCCGTAGACATCATAATGTTTATAGCGGTATCAATACCGCAAAGATGGATAAACGTAGCAACAAGAGGCGGCAGCGTAGTTGTAGCGGCATTTAACTTATCAAGTATCTTGTCAAAAATAAGACCAACACCCATGAAAGTTACAGTGCCAAAACCTATAGCTACAGCAATGCGGCCAGCAGTTGCAGCAACGATGCTTGATAGAAAAGGGAAAATAGATGCAAGAAACATCAAAAAATAAGGCATATAGTCACCTATGAATATTTAGCAATAGCTAGACCAGATGAAAGCATGGCAGTAGCAATAACAAAGAAACTAATGACCGCCGCCAAATCACACATTGGAGTTAAATTTAAATATAAAACAGTAACGCCAATATCTAAGGCCAAAGGCTCAGGACAGGTTTTCTGACCGCCTGCATTAAAGCCATTGTCATTAGTGTATTTATTCAACAAAGAATCGGTATTAATAACACCCGCATCTATATTTTGAATATCACCGTCAGGCGACTCTGTATAATCTTTTACAGATGAAACTAAAGAATCAATAAGCCCTTGACCATCAGTTTCATTTTTAGATGCAGCGCAAGAACGCTCCCAAGCTTTACGAGCAATATAACACTCTGGACTATCTGAAGAACAAGAAAAGGCAGCGCAGCCATTTTCTGAAATAGCATCAGGGTTAGAACCATCCCCGCCCTTTCCTATCGCATCAACAATATCAGTCAAATTGCTATTTGCATCTACAAGTTGCTCTACAACAGCAGAATTATCACCACCCCCCAAAGCTTTAATGGAATCATTTATATCAGTTAGCAAAGAATAGCGCTCACCTTTCATATATGAATCGAATGACTCAAGATAGCCATAATAATTGCGAAAATCATAAAAAAGTTCTTCAATATTACCAAGCATTCGATTAGTCAAAGTTAAATCAGTTGAGCCACCAGAACCACCGCCAGCAGTATTATTAACAAGTTGTTGCATAGAGGATTGCAAACCTGAAAGCTCAGTAAGTTGAGAAGAAATGCCGCCTAAGCGATTGTCAAAATTAAAATCTTCGAGATGAAAACGATTAGCCCAAAATTCACGTTCAGATTGAGCGAGATTTTGGGAGTTAACCTGTAAAGTGGCACCCCATTGATTAATAGCGTCAACAATAGAACGGTTATCGTTAGCATAGGATAAAGTATGATTTAATGAATTTAAAAGCGAATTAGTCTGCTTTGATAAAGCTAAATCCTTATCTTGATAAAGACCGTCATCAACAAGCTTATTAAATTGAGCAATACGCATCAATTCGAGTTTTTCAATTAAATTTTTATTGCTACCTGTACCCTCTTGTAATTCGTCAGGAGTTAAATTGGGGTCAGGCAAATCAGGCGGAATATATGACTGACAATTATTAACGTCACTAGAATGATAAGCCATTTTAACTTGGCAAATAGGATTAGTAGGGTCACCAGTGGCACAGAACCAATCGACACCATACCAAGAATAATTATCAGCGTCACATTGTGAGTTATAAAAATCGGTGGATTCTGATACAGCGTTAGCGCCTGTAAACTCGTAAAACAGAGGTAGATTAGGGGTAGCTGGAGGTGTATAGGCAAAGAGTGAAGTTGAAAATAGAGTTAGAAAAAAACCCGCCTTATGCAATCCACGATTACTAAGAGTACGAATAACCATAAAATATCCTGTAAGGTAATCAGCATAAAACCTCAAAAGCGGGGAAAAATCCCCGCTGTAATTGAAATTAAGTTTAGAAGAACTGTGCCTTACCCCATTTATAAACAACAGTAGCGGCCGCTAAAGTCATCATACCAACACCAACAGCACCAATTACAAGCATACCGTCAGAAACCATAGTATCAACTTGGGCTGAAACATCGATAGCGGCAGATGCAGCAGTTGAAGCAACGGAAGCGCCTACAGCACCAATAGATAAAAGCAGCTTTTTAGCTTTAGACATAAAATATCCTTAACGCAGACCAAAAGTCTGACGACCTAATTTAAAAACAAACGCCATTCCATATAATGAAATAGCACCAGCTATAAACAAACCGACCTCATAAGCTGAAAGTTGACTTTGCAAATCATCAGCCTCAACCAAATAATAAGTTGTACAAGGTTGAGACTCAGAAACAACTAAAACAGGCTGAACCAAAGGTTCACGTCCATAATAAATTGTTTTACTTTCAACACATAATGCCATTTTGTTTAATTCCTAAAATGCTTTTTTAGCAGAAGAATCAGAAGATGAAACAGGGGTTAATTTCATCTTATAAGCCATTTTTAACTGACCACGGCCATAATAATTTTCAACTTCAAATGAATCTTCATGCAAAGTATAAAGACCAGCAGGATAAGCTTCTAAAAGTGAATCATGAGTAACTGTCAACTGTATTAGCTGGCGACCTTTTTTCAAATAAGCTTTCTGGTCGAAAACTTGACGGTCAGGCTTATTATCCTTGCCCTTAATAACACGAGGCTCACAAGTTTGTTCATCAGCAAAAATTTCAAATACAAGCATATTAACTCCTTAAGCAACAGATAAATGACGTGGCATTTGATACCAAGACGGGATTTGGACGGGAACGGGTTTTACTTCACGGGTAGCAGTAACAAAAACAGGGCTGAATTTAGAAATATTACAGCGTTGAGCAATGTCAATACCGATTTTACGAAGCCTAGCGCGGTGAGTTTTAACTTGCTTTTTGTTGAAATCAAAAGTATGGCCGTGCATCCATTGAACAGCATAAATTGCAGTAGTATTGGCTGCGCGAGTGGTCTCAACAATACCAAGATTAAATAAACGCTCAGATATAGTTTCAAAATCCATAGCTGTCACCTGTAATTTTTTATCAACATTTATAAATTCATTATGCAAATCATTTAAAACGGAATAATCAGAAATTCCCCAATAACTAAGGTCGTGTTTTTGTAAATAACGTGATTTCAATTTCTGCTCAAAACGAACCAAACCAATAGAGCGACAATATTCAGCTAACGATTTCAAATAATTATAATTATCGGATTCTTCACCAAAAACATTTTTAAACTTAGGCAAAGCATGTAATTCAATTTCATGCGCCTTATCATAAACAGTTGGATAAATTAAATTTGCGTTACCACGAGCCGACAACCAATCAACAGATTTACCGTTAGAGTGAAGGCGGGGAATAGAATTGCGATAGCGCTGAGTAGACAGGCCAGAGAGATAGTCATCAACATTTCCAGCTCCAACAGAAATATTTTGCGTGATATGTAACTCCTTAATAATGGCACCGTCGGAAGTCCATTTTTGACGAGTGGCATCAGGAGTCTGGCAAGGTAATAAACGAGTACAGCGAGTGAATTGAGGTAAACCTAAATCGCGGCAAATAGAGTTATAAACGGATATACAAGCATCTACAGAACTCAGGCCAAAAAGGTTATCAAGACGACCCCAACGAGAAGGATTGCCCGAAAACTTAAGAACAGAGCCACGAATTTTAATAAGAATGGTATCGCAAAAACTTCCCTTGTGAGTAAAAGGAGTTTGATTTAGTGAACTCCCCTCCCCTGACTCAACGTGTATACGCTGATAAGCAACATCAGAAAGAAATGGTAATTCAAAACCGAAATCTTGCTCTACTGTGAGCCAATCAAAGAAAAAAGAGGTCATAAGCATTCACGCATACATGTAACATCCTGTAAATATGTGCACATGTATACACGCGCACTAGGAACGTGTCAACATGTATACGTGTATAGTTAGGAGGTAGCAGCAACGCAAAGGTCAAAACAATGGCGCAAACACTTAGATTAACTAAAGATGAACAACGTACAGCAGAACTAAAATGCAGAGAAATCAACAAGATATTGATAGATTTGGAAAAGAAGCCAATACAAGAATCTGAGTTATTACATATAGTTCTAGAAAAGTCGCTATCAAGAACAAAAGTAAATAAGAGGGGGGAGATAGAAATAGAATAGTGTGGGAAACCACACCAAAGTTCGGGTGTCACTGGAACCCGAACCGCTTCGCGGTAATCGCTGAAAAAAAATTTTGTCTACGACCGTTAGGCAGAAAACGCGCTGAAAGTCAGCAGCTAAAGAAAAGAGTCAGGCAGGGACGTGTTTAGCAATCTCGAATCTGTAACATTATCAAACGATGAAAAACGGAGGCGCGATAAGTCCCAGAAAAAGCGCCTCGCTTCGCTTACATCAAACCTACGGTTTAATAATCCCTTTTCCAACCCAATCAGTTTGACCGTCAGGCTCAACT